AAAAAAAAAAAAAAAAAAAAAGCAGGGAAAAACCCCGCCGTTAGAGCTGGACAAGCGAAAACAGCGCAGGCTTGCAAGAAAAATGGCAAGACAGATAAATAAAACCTTGCCAACAGCAGCAGAAACATTGACGGCAGCTATTAACCGCTGGGCGCAGAGTATAAAGCCAGCACTGGCGACATTATGCGAGAACGTAGCAGCGGCGCTTAGCAATATGGCAGCAGGATTGAGAGAAGAAAGCAAGGCGGTAGAAAATGACTAATATTTTACTGGGAATTATAGCACTGGAATTGCTGGCTATATTTTCAAAGCTGGACAAACTGGAAGAGAGGGGCAGAGAGAATGAATAACGTATCACTTACAGGGCGGCTTACAAGAGAGCCAGAGCTTAGATATGGCGGGCAGGACAATAGCACAGCTATTACCCGCTTTACGCTTGCAGTAGACGACGGGAAAGACACAGATTTTATAAATATTAAGTGTTTCGGACGTACTGCGGAATGGGCGCAGAAATGGTTAAGCAAAGGCAGCAGGGTAGAGGTTACGGGCAAGATTAAAACAGGCAGCTACGAGAGCCAGCGCACGGGCAGCAAGGTATATTACACAGAGGTTGTGGCAAATAGCGTAGGTTTTGGAGAGAGTAAAGCAGAGGCAGAGGCGAGAGGGCAGCAGCTGCCGGAGAGTGACGGGTTTATGAATATCCCAGAGGGAGCAGACGAAGAGCTGCCGTTTAATTAACAGAAAGCGAGGTACAGAACATGGAGCAGGAAGAAACAAAGACAACAGCGGCGGCAGGGGCAGAAATGCCGCCAGAGGCTGAAAGCTGGGTACAGCTGCACGAAAGCGAATTAACGGAGCTGATGCAGAAACAGGCAAAGGCTGCAATAACGGAACTGAAAAGACAGGAAAAGCAGGAACGGAAGAAAGAGAAATACCACAACACTTTTACGCTTATGAAATGTTACCGTGATGCGGTTTTTCATATCGAGAACGCAATAAGCGACGGGCAGCAGTTAGAGCTTAAGGGTATGACGGACGAGCAGCAGCGTACATACTTAGAGAGTATCAGACGCACACGCTTTAAGACATTGATAATGACAGCGCATATAGACAAGGCGGTAGAAGAGATAGAGCGCCGCAGAGAGGCAGCAGGCAGAGGCGTAGAGTACAAGGCTTTTGAAATGTATTTCATGCAGGGTATGGACTATGCGGAAATTGCAGAGCAGCTGGACACAGGAAAGAATACACCGAGGCGCTGGGTAACAGGTATCATAAATGAGCTGTCAGTATTATTGTGGGGGATTGATGAAGAGCGCACAGCTGGCGTGGTAAAGTAATGGTAAAAACGTGGTGTTTACATGGGAAAACAAAAGAGATACAATGGTAGCATGAAATGAGTAGGCGATAGCTTAAGCCATGTGCGGCAGCAGTTGCCTACTCTTTTTCTATTCATTCTTTAGCCTCCACCCAGCGCATGAAACTTAGGGCGCTGGGGAATGAAGAAAGAGAGGGGACAGTATGAAAGCATGGGCTAAGAGTTTTTATTTATCAGCGGCATGGGAAAAAACCAGAGCCGCTTATTTAATGTCACAAGATTATATTTGTGAACGCTGCGGGCAGCCCGCAAAGATAGTGCATCATAAGCGCTGGCTTAACAGAGAGAACATAAACGACATAAGCGTTACGTTATGCTGGGATAACTTAGAGGCGTTGTGCCAAGACTGCCACAACAAGGAACACCACAAACAGGAGAGACATAAGCGGTATCGGTTCGACGAGAATGGCGGCATACTCCCCCCATATCAGAAAAATAATTAAAGGGGGCGAATACCGATGGGGATACCCTAAAATTACCCTACGGGCGTGCGCACGGGTGGTGTAGGGGGTGTGGTGCGGCGCAGGAATGGAAAGCGGGGTAAAGGAATGGCAACAAAGAAAGAGAAAACCAAAGAACAGAGGATAAAGACCGAAAAGACCAGACTTAAGGGTATTTTCAAGGACTTAGACGAAAACAAAAGAAAATTAGTAACGCCGCTGATAGAAAAGGCTGCATTTATGAGCGTTGAGCTGGACGACTTGCAGGCGAAACTTGAAAAAGACGGCTGGACGAGTGAGTACCAGAACGGGCAGAACCAGTGGGGGACAAAGAAAAGCCCAGAGGCAGAAACTTACATAGCGCTTAGTAAGAACTATGCAGCAGTGATTAAGCAGCTTACGGAATTAGTACCAGCTGCGAAACGAAAGACAAGCAGGCTGGCAGCTTTGCGGGAAGAGTAAGCAATATTGCCGCCTTATCGAAACTATATCTATGAGTACCACGCAAAGATTACAAGCGGCGAAATCATAGCGGGAAAATGGATAAAGAAAATATACGAAATCATTATAAACGGGCTGCAAAAGCAGGAGTATTTTTTTAATGCAAAGGCTGCAAATAAGGCTATACGGTTCATAGAGAACTTTTGCCACCACAGCAAGGGGCGTAATGATTTAATCAAGTTGGAGCTATGGCAGAAAGCCATAGTTTCTGTTATTTTTGGCATACAAGACGCAGAAAAAATACGTATTTTCCGTGAAATTTTTATTGTAATTGGAAGAAAAAACGGAAAAAGTTTATTTGCATCTGCGATTATTGCATATATGGCGTACTTAGAGCCGGAGTATGGACAAGAAATATACTGCTTAGCGCCGAAATTAGACCAAGCGGCGCTGGTGTATGACGGATTTTATCAAATGGTACAGGCAGAGGACGAGTTAGCGGAGCTGGCAAAGAAACGGCGCAGCGATATTTATATTGCGGAGAGCAACACGGTAATAAAACCGATTGCTTTTAACGCCAAGAAGTCAGACGGATTTAACCCGCAGCTTGTGGTATGTGATGAAATGGCAGCATGGAGCGGGGACGCTGGACTAAAGCAGTATGAGGTTATGAAATCCGCTTTAGGCGCACGTACTCAACCTATGATATTGAGCATAAGCACTGCCGGATATATCAACGACAGTATTTATGATGAACTAATGAAACGTAGCACAAGTTTCTTAAAAGGAAACAGCAAAGAGCGCAGGCTATTACCATTCCTTTACATGATTGATGATGTGGAGAAGTGGAACGACATAGACGAACTGAAAAAGGCTAACCCTAACATGGGTGTATCCGTAAAAGAAAGTTTCTTTATGGACGAGATAGCCGTAGCAGAGGGCAGCTTAAGTAAAAAAGCAGAGTTCCTTACAAAGTATTGCAATATTAAGCAGAACAGCTCTATTGCATGGCTGGAATATCAGACAGTAGAGAACGCCGGAGTAGAAAAGACCTTAGAGGACTTTAGGGACTGCTACGCAGTGGGCGGTATTGACTTAAGCCAGACAACGGACTTAACGGCAGCAAGTGTGGTTATTCAGAAAGACGGCACGCTGTATGCGTTTACGCAGTTCTTTATGCCACGGGGCAGGCTGGAATACTTACAGGCTACGGACGGTGTGCCGTATGACATATTTGTTAAAAAGGGGCTGATAACCTTAAGCGGCGAGAATTACGTAGACTACCACGACGTTTACGGCTGGTTTACTATGCTGCTGGAAGATTACGGCATACGACCTTTGAAAATCGGCTACGACAGATACAGCGCCCAGTACCTTATTACCGATATGGCAAATTATGGCTTTCACATGGACGACGTTTACCAAGGCGAAAACCTTACACCAGTTATACGGGAGTTTGAGGGCATCATAAAAGACGGCGATTTTAAGATTGCCGACAACAATTTACTAAAGACACATTTCTTAAATGTTGCGCTTAAGCACAACATGGAAACAAGAAAATTCAGACCTATAAAAATCGAGCAGCGGGCGCATATCGACGGCTTTGTATCTGTCATAGATGCAATGACCGTGCGGCAGAAATACTGGGAAGAGTGCGGCGAGCTGCTTAAAAATGCCGCATAGAAAGGAGTGTAAACGGCATGAAATTTTTAGACTATCTTTTCCATGGCAAAGAATTAAAAGCCATAGGTAATTATTTCAAAATGCTGAACGGATACAGCCCGACGTTTACCAGCTTTAGCGGCGGCGTGTATGAAATGGATTTAACCAGAACGGCTATAAATAATTTTGCTACACATTGCAGCAAACTAAAGCCGGAGATAGAGGGCAGCGCCCTTAAATCGCTGGAAAAGACATTGCAGCATAAACCCAACTACTTCATGGATACAACAAAATTTATAAAGCGTCTGGCAACGTATGTAGCGGTGGAACACACCGCTTTTATTATACCTATCGAGGACGAATACGGGCGCTTATGTGGCTGGTATCCGCTGCGGGCTGAACGCTGCGAGGTGGTAGAGAGTGAGGGGCAATTATATTTACGGTATCTGTTTGCAAATGGCAGCTATGGCGCTATTGAGTTTGAGCGTGTAGGCATTATGACAGACTTTGAATATAAAGACGACCTTTTCGGAGAGGACAACAGCACACTTGCACCAACTATGCAGCTGATACATACGCAGAATGAGGGAATTATAAACGCTGTAAAAAATTCTGCAAATATCCGTTTTCTGGCAAAGGTGGCAAATATGCTGAAACCAGAGGATATAAAGAAAGAGCGGAAACGCTTTACAGAGGATAACTTAAGCGCTGACAACGATAGCGGCATGATTATTTATGATAACAAGTTTAGTGAACTGAAACAGGTAGAAAGCAAACCGTATACACCAAACGCATTGCAGATGCAGCACATACAGGAAAATGTATGTACGCATTTTGGTACAAATATGGATATTCTGCAAAATAAATTCGATGAAAATACGTGGAACGCTTACTACGAGGGGAAAATAGAACCGTTTGCAATACAGCTATCGCTTGTTATGACAAATATGAGCTTTACAGAGAGAGAAAGAGCCTGCGGCAATGCTATTTTCTTTTCTGCAAACCGCCTACAATACGCCAGCAACGCCACAAAGTTAAGCGTAAGCACACAGCTTTTTGACCGTGCGTTACTGAACAGAAACGGCGTAATGGATATATGGAACATGGCACACGTTGAGGACGGGGAAAAGTATTATATCCGAAAGGAATATACAGAGGTAAGCGAGCTGCACAAAGGAAGTGAGCAGCCAGTTATCATACAGCAAGTACAACAGCAGACAGAACCAGCAGCAGGAGAAGAGCCGCAGAACGGAAAGGAAGAGAAAGTGGGTGTAAATAATGCCAGTCAAGAAAGAGCGGGAATATAGAACGCTGGTAGCGCCTCTGGTAGCGCAGAGTTCCGGCGAAAAGCGTATACAGTCGGAGTGCTACGTAGAGGGCTACGCCACTACATTTAATGCGCCATACCTTTTATATGAGTTTGAGGACGGCACAAAGATTTACGAAAGAATAGATGCACACGCATTAGACAGCGCAGACATGAGCGACGTTATTATGCAGTACGACCATGAGGGCAGAGTATTTGCCAGACAGTCAAATAATACGCTGATTTTAGAGCCGGACGTAAAGGGGCTTTTTGTGGCAGCAGACTTAAGCCGGACAGACTTAGCCCGTGGGCTGTATCAGGACATAAGCGCAGGAATGATTACTAAAATGTCATGGGCGTTTACAGTGGCAGAGGAAAGTTACGACAGAGAAACACATACAAGAACAATTTTGAAAATCAAAAAGGTTTATGATGTATCAGCCGTGAGTATTCCGGCAAATAACGATACTGAAATAAGCGCCCGTGCTTTTGCGAGTAGGAGTTACGAGCGGGAGCGGCAGGAGTTGCTTAAGAGGCGGGCAGCAATACTAAAGATTAAGGCGAGCTTATAAAAACCAAAACAAAAAGGAGAACACAGACTATGAGATTAAAGGAAATTGAGGCAAGATTAGCCGAAATCAAAGAAGAGCTTAACACCAGAGCAGCGGAGCTTACGGACGAGGAAATTACAAAACTGGAAACAGAGGTAACAGACTTGCAGGAAGAGCGCACTACTTTACTGACAGCGGCAGAGAAACGTAAAAAGCTGCTTGAAAGAATTGCAGCAGGAGAGCCGACAGGTGGAGCGGGAGCAGATACCACGCTGCTTAGAAATTTCAAGGGAGCAGGCGGCGCAGGAGCAGGAGAACCAGAGGACAAATACGACACTACGGCATACAGAAAAGCGTTTATGAATTATGTATGCAGAGGCGTTGCTATTCCGGCAGAGTACAGAGCAGCTGAAACCACCACCACAGCAGACAGCGGCGCTGTAATTCCGACAACTATTATGAATGAAATTATCCAGAAACTGGAAAGCTACGGCAGCATTTATGCAAAGGTGCGTAAGATTAACGTACAGGGCGGCGTTTCCATTCCGATTGCAGACTTAAAGCCTACTGCACACTGGATTACAGAGGCAAAGAGCAGCGACGACCAGAAAGCATCTGCTAAAAATTCCGTAACTTTCAATTATTACGGTTTGGAGTGCAAAATTTCCCAGAGCATTTTAGCGAATGTAGTAACGCTGAAAATGTTTACTGATTTGTTTGTACCTATGGCAACAGAGGCAATGGTAAAGGCTATTGAAATTGCCATTTTCAACGGTACAGGCGAGGGGCAGCCGCTGGGCGTTCTGAAAGACAACAGGGTAACAGCTGTAATTACTCTGACACCGGAAGAGTACGCAAGCTGGAACGGCTGGCATAAGGTAAAAGGCAAAATGAAAAAGGCGTACAGAAACGGCAGCTTTGTTATGAACCAGTCCACTTTTGATACTGGCATTGACGGTATGGAAGATAAGAACGGGCAGCCTATTGGACGCACAAACTACGGCGTAAACGGAGAGGAAACATACCGTTTCATGGGTAAGAATGTGGAAACTGTAGAGGACGACGTTTTACCGAGCTGGGACGACGCAAACGAGGGCGACGTAATCGCAGTATTTATGAATTTCTCTGATTACGTTATCAATACCAACATGGAAATGCAGGTAGTGAAGTGGACAGACCACGACAACAACAAGATTAAGAATAAGTGCTTAATGGTAGTGGACGGCAAAGTAGCTGACGCTGCGGGCATTATCTTAGTTAAAAAGGGCGTAATAGCAGTGTAAGAAAGCGAGGTAGAGCATGAAAGGATACTTAGACGCAAAAGAGCTGGAAAGCTATAAGAAAGAGGATTTGCAGGAACTGGCAAAGCAGCTGGGCGTAGATGCAGAGGGAACAAAGAAAGAAATTGCTGCACGCTGCGCAGCCGTCGAGGTAGATATACCAGACAACAGCGAGCTTACGGAAGAGGACAAAAAAGTAGCAGCCGAGGCAGCGGCAGAGGCAGCAGCCAAAGCCGAAGAGGAAAAGGCAGCGGCAGAGGCAGCAGCTAAAGTCGAAGAGGAAAAGGCAGCGGCAGAGGTAGCAGCCAAAGCCGAAGAGGAAAAGGCGGCGGCAGAGGCAGCAGCTAAAGACGAAGAGGAAAAGAAAGCAGCAGGGCTGGTAAAAGTAAAAGCACAGCGTCGTTTCCTTGACAAGGAATTAAACCAGATTAAGGATACTGGGGACGTTTACACCGTAAGCAGAGAACGTGCAGCAGTTCTGAAAGAGGCAGGCGTAGCAGAAGTAGCAGAGTAAGAAAGAGGGTGCGGGCTATGGCAGCATATACCACTACATTAACCGAGAAGATGCGGGCGGCGCTGCGTATCAGCAGCACCAGTGAGAAAATCACAGAAGAAATAAACGACTGTATAGCCGCCTGCAAAATGGATTTGCAGGACGTAGGCGTAAAGAAACTGGACGAAACAGACGCACTGATTATTAGGGCAATTACCTTATACTGCAAGGCAGAGTTTGGCTATTCCGATAAATCAGAGCAGTTTTGGAAGTCTTACGAGTGCTTGAAAACTCATTTAAGCCTATCCAGCGAATACACAGGCGGCGAAACGCCGGACAATATAGACGACGAGGTAAACGAGGACGATATTAAGAACTTATTCGGATAGGAGAAACAGACAGAATGGCGATTAAAAGAGTAACTTATAATACGCTGTCTTATCTGGTAGCGGAAATTAAAGACCGCTACGCAGAGAAAAGCGCCATAGGAGCGCTGGGGGGGGCTTGATAAGGTAGCGGTAGAAAATCTGGCAGACGATTTGAAAAACCTTATAAACGGCAAGGCAAATGCAGCCACCACGCTTGCGGGTTATGGCATCACAGACGGAATGACAGCGACGGAGATAGCAAGCGCTATTTCCACGGCGATTGCCGGAACAGACCATTTAAGCCGTGTAATGGTAGACAGCACGGCAGATATTGACGTAGCGGCAGACGGCGCAGAAAAGAAAATCTACATGGTAAAGAATACCGACGGAGAGGCGGGAAATCTTTACAGTGAGTACATGGTAATTGACGGAAAGCTGGAAAAGGTAGGCGACTGGAAAGTGGACTTAAGCAGCTATGCAAAGACTGCGGAAGTAACGGCAGCCATTGCAAATGCGCTGACAGCATACGCCAAGACCGCAGATGTTACTAAGGCAATCAATGCAGCAGTAGCGGGACTTATCCAACTGGACGACTTAAGCGTAGCGTCTACGGGGGCAGGCAATGTAGTAACAGGGCTTGCGTATGACAACAAGACAGGAAAATTTACAGTAACCAAAGGACTTACTGCACTTACAGAGGCAGACTTTACAGAGATTACGCAGCAGGAAGTAAAAGCCATGTTTGCGTAAGTGAGGTGCTGGTATGAGGTGGTTTAGCCTTGCCAGCTTAAAGGCGCTGGTATCAGAGATAACAGCCAGAGAAAACAGCAATATGCAGGCTGTAAATGATACGTTTTCAGAAGTCTACGACAATATGGAAACGCTGGACGGGCGCATAGATGCTTTAGAGCATAAAACCGACGCTGCATATCTGGGTAACTGTTATTGCGGTAGCGTCTATTTGGGCTATGTGTCCGAAACGGACACCTAAAGGAGTGGTAAAAATGGACTGGATAGACGAGATAACGCTAATAAGCGAGGTAAGCGGAGAAAACAGGGTAAATAAAAACGGCTTTGCAGTAAAGCCGGAAGAAAGCGCCCGCACTGTATTCTGTAATAAAAAATCAGTAGGGTACAGTGAATATTTTAAGAGCCAGCAGACAGGAAAGCTGGTAGAGGCAAAGTACGAGGTACACAAGGCAGATTATGGCGGCGAGGACGTAGTAGAAGTAAACGGGCGGCGCTATTTTGTACTTAAGACCTACGATACAGGGACAGACACCATAGAGCTTACGCTTACAGATTTACGCCACAGAAACGAGGTGTAAGCATGGGAGAATTTAATACAGTCGGGCTGGAAGATATTATAGACGCTTTCGGCAGGAGAGAAACCGCCACGGTTGAGGCAGTACCGAAAATGCTTAAGGCTGGCGCAGATGTGCTGATAGAGGCACAGAAAGCAGAGGCACAGGCAATGGGACTGAACGAAACGGGCGGTTTTATCAATTCCATAAAAGCTACGGACGTAAAGGGCGACGATACGGAGAAATACGTAGAGATATACCCGCAGGGACGGGCAAAGCATGGAAACGACAGAAAAGGAGATAAAAGCAAGGTGCGCTATGCAACAATCGGCTTTGTGGCAGAGTACGGCACAAGTAGCCACGCTGCACGCCCTTATATGACAGTGGCAAACGAAAAGGCGCACGAAAAGGTAGTAGAGGCACAGCGCAGTATATGGGAGAGTGAAACAGGCGAATGAGTATACAGGAGATTTTAGAAAGCGCAGGGTTGCCAGCCCAGAGAGGCGTTTACACTGGACGGGATAAGCCAGACGCATATTATACGTTTCTGCGGCTGCTGGGTACGCCTGCGGTAAATGCAGACGACGAAGAGAAAGAGAGCAGGGAAATGTATAGAGTTACGCTTTTCCATAAGGGCAATTTTGAGGCGCAGCTTGATAAGACAAAAGAGGTATTGAAAGCAGCAGGCGTTTATATCAACAGCATAGACGCAGAAAGCTACGAAACAGAAACGGGGTACTGGTTAGTGCCTATCACAGTCGAGATTTTGAAAGAGGAGTGATTAAACAATGACACTGGGACTGAAAGATTTATATTACGCCGTATGCACAGAGGCAGACGGAGCAGAGAGCTACGGGACACCTAAGAAAATGGCAGAGGCAATGAGCGCCGATTTATCCGTAAAGACAGCAGACGGCAGCTTGTATGCAGACGACACATTAAGCGAGAGCGTCACGGAGTTTGCAAGCGGAACGCTTAAGCTGGGAATTAAAGACCTTACGCCGGAAGTGCTGGCAGAGCTGCTGGGGCAGGCAGTAGATAAGAACAGCGTAGTATGGGCGGGAAAAGAGGACGAGCCGCCGTATGTTGCTGTAGGGTTCAGAGCTAAGAAAACGGGTGGTAAATACCGTTACGTATGGCTGCTTAAAGCAAAATTTAAAGTACCGTCTGAAAAGTACGAAACAAAGGGCGAGAGTATCAAGTTTAACACGCCGGACATTGAGGCATCTTTTACAACAAGAAAGAAAGATAACTTGTGGAAAGCAGACTTTGTGGGAACAGAGGAAAGCGCAGCGGCTAAAACGTGGTTTACAGCAGTGCCGGAAAAGGCAGCAGCAATGGAAAGTGTATAAAACAGGAAAGGAGAGAGGCGTAGCATGGGCTGCGCCTTAATTTTATATCATGGGAGCATTAAAGAGCGGGGCTTTTCCCGTAGAGCTGAACGGCAAAGAATATGGTTTACTTTTTTCACTGAACGCATTAGACGAAGTGCAGGAAAAGTTTGGGGGCTACGACAAATTAAGTGAGGTATTCAATAAAGATAACCCAAACCTTTTTAAAGATACAAGGTGGTTACTTACGCTGCTTATTAACGAGGCACTTTTAGCAGAGGACGAAAACGCACAGATGCTTGACGAGAAGAAAGTAGGCAGACTGATACACGCAGGAAATTTGCAGGAAGTGCAGAGCGCTATTTTTAAGTCGTTTGCGCAGGGTACAGCGGGCGACGAAGAGGCGCAGGAAGAGGATAAGAACGAAACGGGAACAACAGAAGAGGGAAACAGTCAAGCCGTGCAGGAAAGTTAGATACTGCACGGCTTTTGTATATAGCAATGGTGCTTTTGGGGTACAGAGAGCGTGAGGCATGGCACAAAACGCCATACCAGATTACTAAGCTATTCAGATACCACAAGGAATATAACCCGCACATTTTTAAGCAGGAGCGGGCAGCAGCACCACAAGCCGCAACAGAAGTAATGGACGACATAGACATAGCGCTAGGGGGACTGTAATTTATGGCTGATAAGACACAGAATATAAAAACACGGCTTAGCTTTGACGGAGAGGCAGAGTATAAGGCAGCCTGCAAGGAAATTAACAGCACCCTTAAAGTGCTTAATTCGGAAATGGAACTTGTAACGGCTGAATACAAAGACAATGCCAACAGCGCAGATGCGCTGAAAGCTAAGCAGACAGTATTACAAAAGACATACGACGAGCAGGCGAAAAAGGTAAAAGAAACCGAGGCAGCATTAGAAAAGTGCAGAAAGGCGACGGGCGACAACAGCGAGGCGAGCAAAAAGCTGGAAACCCAGCTTAATTACCAGAAAGCAGCGCTTGTAAAGACCGAGCAGGAATTAAGCAAGACGGCAGCAGAACTGGAAAAGGCAGAGAAAGCAGCAGACGAAATGGGGCAGGAGCTAGAGGAAAGCGGCGAGCAGGCAGAGAGTGCGGGCGGCAAGTTTTCTGGCTTAAGCGGCATTTTAGGCGGGCTGGGCGGTGCAATGTCAACGGGCGTAGCAGCGCTGGGGACAGCAGCCGCAGCTATCGGCACGGCAGCAGTAGCAGGGTTGGGCTATACGGTAAGCCAAGCAGATGCAGCAAAAGGCGCACTTAATGACTTTTGCGCAGCCACGGGAACGGCTACGGAAGATGCCGAGGCGTATAAGCAAGTTATGGAGAATATCTATAACGGAAATTACGGCGAGGGCTTTGAGGATATAGCCGCAGCAATGGCAGAAATAAAGCAGCAGGCAGGCGATTTGGGAGCGGACGAGCTGGAAAAAATGACAACCAACGCCTTAACCCTGCGTGATACGTTCGACATGGACGTGGCGGAAAGCACAAGGGCTGCCACGCAGCTTATGCAGCAGTTTGGCTTGACAAGTGAAGAGGCGTATAACCTTATTGCGCAGGGAGCGCAAAACGGGCTTAACCAGAACGGGGATTTACTGGACGTTATCAACGAGTACAGCAACCAGTATTCGCAGGCGGGGCTAAGTGCAGAGGATATGTTTAACTCTATCCAGAATGGAGCGGAAACGGGCGTATGGAGCATTGACAAAATGGGCGACGCTTTCAAGGAGTTTAATATACGCATGAACGACGGCACAGCCAACGAATACCTTACCAGTCTGGGGCTTAATGCTGACGAGGTAGTAGGCAAATTCCAAGCAGGCGGCGACAGCGCAAAAGAGGCTATGAGCCAGATTAGCGAGGCGCTTAAGAACTGCGACGACGAGAGTTTACAGTACACGGCAGGAGTGGGGCTTATGGGTACTATGTGGGAAGATATGGGCGCTGATGCCTGCACTTCCCTTATGAACGTAGAGGGACAGATAAGCAAGACCACAGACGCTATGGGGCAGATTAACGCCGTTAAGTATGACACATTCGGCGAGGCTATGCAGGGAGCGGGCAGGATACTACAGACCAGCTTTATTATGCCTATCGGAGAGCAGGCGCTACCGATTTTTAGCCAGTTTGCAAATGAATTGCAGGCAGGCGCAGCGGCAGCAGGCGGCGACATTGGGAAACTTGCGGAAAGTTTTGGTACAGCCCTTAAGAACATGGTAAGCGGGCTGTCTGAAATGCTGCCGCAAATTGCCACGTTTGCGGTGGAGCTGGTAAAGGGACTGGCTGACGGTATCGTAGAAAATGCGCCTACAATCGTGCAGGCTGGCGTTGATGTAATAACGTCTCTGACAGAGGGCATTATTGAGGCAATACCGACGCTTACAGAGAGCGCCGTAGAAATCGTTACAACCTTACTGAATGGAATAGTTGAGCTGATACCGACCATAGCAGAGGGTGCAGTACAGATTATTGTAGGACTGGCAGAGGGACTGGGGCAGGCGCTACCAGAACTGATACCGAGCGTTATAGATGCGGTGCTTACAATCGTTGACACGCTGATTAACAACGTACCTATGCTGATAGATGCAGCATTGCAGCTGGTTACTGGGTTGGCAAATGGAATTATTGTAGCGCTGCCCGTTATCATTGAGAAACTGCCACAGATTATAACGTCAATCATAAATGCGCTGATTGAGGGTATACCTATGATTTTGGAGAGCGCAGGCGACATAGTGATAGCTTTAGTGGACGGCATTATAAGTGCCATACCGTTACTGATTGCGGCAATACCGCAAATTATCGTTGCTATTGTGTCTGGCTTAATTGAGGGACTGCCTAAAATCGTATCGGCAGCAGGTGAGCTGGTTGTAAACATTGTTACCAAGCTGGGAGAGCTGCCCGCACAGATTGCAGGAGCGATAGCGGACGGCATAAACAAAATAGCCGAGTGGGGCGCAAGCATGAAAGAAAAGGGCGGCAGCGTAATAACGGACTTTGTAACGAATATTATCAATATCGTTAAGGAGTTGCCGCAGAAAATCTGGAACGGCATAGTAAATGCCATTACCAGAGTAGCCACATGGGGCTTGAATATGCAGACGAAAGCCAAAGAGGTAATGAACACAATGCTTACGAATATTGTAACAATCGTAACCCAGACACCGCAGAAAATCTGGAATTGCATTGTAGGCGCAGTTACCAAAGTAGCCACATGGGGTACGAACATGGTAACGAAAGCCAAAGAGGTAATGAACACAATGCTTACGGGCATTGTAACGATTGTAACCCAGACACCGCAGAAAATCTGGAACAGCATAGTAGGGGCAGTTACCAAAGTGGCTACGTGGGGTAACAATATGCTTACGAAAGCCAAAGAGGTAATGAATGCCATGGTAACGGGCATTGTTACGATTGTTAAGGAAATACCGCAAAAGATTTATAACAGCATTTCTGGTGCAATTACCAAAGTGGCTACATGGGGTACAGAAGTAAAGAACAAAGCCGTAGAGGGCATGAAAAATGTAATTACTGGAATAACAGACGTATTTAAGAATATTGGCAGTACGTTTGCAGGGTTCGGTAAAAACATGGTAGAGGGCATCTGGAACGGCATAAGCGGCGCTACGAGGTGGATAAAAGACAAAATAAGCGGCTGGGTAGGCAATGTTACCGACTTCCTTAAGGATTTATTTGGAATTGCCAGCCCGTCTAAGCTGATGCGTGACGAAATCGGCGTATATCTGGCGCAGGGTATCGGCGTTGGCTTTTCTAATGAAATCGGCGGCGTTAAGAAAATGATTGAGGACAGCGTACCGCAGGAGTTTGACGTAGACGCAAAGGTAAATGTAGGCAATGAATTTAAGTATGATAACGACGACAAAAAGCCAAAGCCGAGAGGCGGCGGCAGTGCAGCAGGCGGCGTAGTTGTCAATCAGTATATTTATGCGAATACCACGGACTATGCAAAACAGCAGAAAGAGGCAGCCCGACAGTTCAGAATGATAGCAAGGACGGTGTAACACATGGAAAATGAAAAACTGACTTACATAAATTCAAGGGGCGAGCGGTTAGAGCTGGGAGTAGACAGCGTATACCATTGCAATATAAGTAAAGACGTAGAGGGCATTTCCGGCGTTACGAGCGTCATTTACAGCACAAACAGTATGGGACAGCACGGCGACACCTACGTAGGGCAGCGTATCGAGGCGAGGGACATAGACGTAGTGGGACATATCAACACACGGGACAAGGCGCAGGCATTGGAACTGCGCCGCCGTATGCTTAAGATATTTAACCCAGAGCTTAGCGCTACGCTGGTGTATGAGTACGGCGGCTTTAAGCGTGTGATTGATTGCAGGGCGTATGGAGAGCCTAAGATACTAAAGAAAGAGGTACTTTATGAGTTTGATTTACAAATAGAGTGCCTTAACCCGTTCTGGCGGGAAGAGGAAGAAACAAAAGAGGATATAGCAAGCTGGGTGGCTGCGTGGCATTTCCCTTGCGTTATCGAAAAGGACAGCACAAAGAGCATGATATACGGATACCGAGCGGAAAGCGTAATAGTGGACTGCTACAACGAGGGCGACGTATCAACAGGAATGAGGATAAGGTTTACAGCACTGGGGACAGTTTCAAACCCGATACTGCTTAATGTGGATACCGAGGAATTTATACAGATTAACGCCACTATGAAAACGGGCGACGTGATAGAGATTAACACGAAGTACGGCAGCAAGGGCGCTAAGCTGATAAGGGACGGCGTAGAAACCGACTATTTCCGCTACATTGATGTAGACAGTACATTTATGCAGCTTGCCATAGGCGACAATATGTTTAGGTATGATGCAGCCAGCGGCGTAAATTCTCTGGAAGTATCCATATTCTACAGCAAGGAATTTTTAGGAGTGTGACGGTATGGAGCTTAGAGTATTCGACAAGACAGTACAGCCACTGGGAGCTATAGACGAGTTGGCAAGCCTGCTATGGCATACAAAGTATTTTGACGTAGGAACTTTTAGCCTGCTTGCGCCGATTACGGACAATAACAGCCGTTTGCTGGTAGAGGGTAACTTAATAACCAAGCACGACGGAAAAAAGGAAGTAAAGACCGCCGACGGCGGCGTATGGCGCAGGGCAGCGCAGATAACATACGTACACATTACCAAAGACGAGAACGGCTTAGAGCAGTTAGAGGCACAAGGCTATATGCTTAGCTGGTGGCTTAATAAGCGCTGCATTTATCCGCAGATTGTGACGACAGGTACAAACCAGTATCTTATAAACCTTATGGTAAAGAACAACTGCGGCAGCGCAGCAGGAACAAAGCGGCGTTTTCCATTGTTTACATTTCTGGCGCAGGAAACCATAGACGGCGTGGCGGTTGAATATGCAAACGAGGTATACGCACAACTGGGGCAGGAAGTAAAGGCAAGGGCGCAGGCTGGAAAGCTGGGCTATGACATTCTGCTTAACGAAAGAGAGAGACTGTTTGGCTTTTATCTGTATAAGGGCAATGACCTTACAGCCACAAATACCGAGGGTAACACACCCTGCATATTTTCAAGAGATTTTGATAATGTCAACGAGCAGGAATATACAGCCAGTATAGAGAACTGCGGCAACTTTATTTATGTGCAGGGAGCAGCTGACGACGACGGCAGCCAGCCAGTAACCACAGTGGACGGCGAGGGCGCAACGGGGCTGGATTTAGTAGAGGTATTCTGCGACGCTACGGACATTGCCAGAAAGTACCAGCAGGGGGAAACAGAGGTAACAATACCGCTGAATACCTATATTGCAATGCTGAAAACGAGAGGCGGCGCAGAGTTGGAAAACTACGGCAAGAACATAAATTTTGTAAGTACCATAAATACAAATTCAAACTTAAAATTTAAGGCTGATTTTGATTTAGGCGACCGTATTACTTGCAAAGAAACTAAGTGGGGCATACAGATAGATGCACGCATTACAGAAGTAACAGAAACATACCAGAAAGGCGAGGAAACCATAGAGGCGACTTTTGGCGACAGCCTGCCGACGCTGGTAGACCAGATTAGGAAAGTGAGGTAGCAGAAATGGCAAACAGCTTACCGTTTAATGCCGTGGCAGTAGACGGAGAGTACGACAGGGTATATAAAGCCGAGGATTGGGCGTGGTACTTTGCTACTTTCATTGCAAACGGCATTTTTCCAAAGCCGAGCGACGGGCTACAGGTAGTAGCTTACAGCGGCATGGAAATAAGAGTAAATGCAGGCTATGCCTTTATAAACGGCTACGCCTTTAGAAATCCTGCAACGCTAAGCGTAACACTGGATACGGCAGAGGGAGCGCTTAACAGGGTGGACAGGGTAGTAGTTCGCTGGGATTTGCCGCAAAGAGATATGTATATTGCGGTGCTGAAAGGCACACCGTCTGCAAAGCCGACAGCAACGGCAGTAACACGCACTACGGAAATATGGGAGCTTGCGCTTGCAGATATTTACGTAGGCAAGGGCGTAACAAGGATACAGACGCAGAACATCACAGACCAGCGGTTTAATAGCGCAGTCTGCGGCATTGTAACAGGAACGGTGGAAGAGATAGACGCAAGCGTGCTTACAAAGCAGTTTACGGACTTTTTCAACACCTACAGCGCAGCCGTGCTGGACGAGTTCAGCGCATATAAGCAGAATATGGAAAAGTACCTTACAGAGATTGCGGGCGTATATGACAGCTACGTAAGCAAGACAGAGGGCTTATTTGCGCAGTATGAGAGCCAGTTTAACGAAAGATGCAGCAGTTTTGAAAGCTCGCTTGACAACTGGGATAAGGAACTTTTAAGCGCCTATACAGACTTTATGGCAAAAATTAAGCTATTCCAGTCGGACGCTGAAAACGAATTTAACACATGGTTTGAGAGTATCAAGGACAAGCTGGGCGAGGACATAGCAGGCAGCCTGCAACTGCAAATTGAAGAGCTGGCAGCAGCCATGCAGGAAGTGAAAAAGCAGGCAGAGGCGGGCACGAAAGAAACCAAAGAGGCAATAGCAGCGCTGGACGAGCGACTTAAGAGAGTAGAAAGCGGCTGGGGCATTGACTATAAGCATGATGCTGTACTGGGATTGTGTTACATGGGTGCGGCATACATGAGCCAGCATTACGAAAGAACAGTAGAAACGGCAGTGTTAGGGGCTACCTACGTGGGTAATTCCTATCTTGCAAATACATTTTAGAAAGGCGGCAGACCATGAAAGGATTTCCTAAAGTAATCAAAACCAAGTCCGACCTGGTAAACACCTTTAAACTGGTGCAGAAAAAGAAATTGAAAAAAGAAGATTGGTTGGCAGCAGTTGAAAAACTGGAAAATCAGAACTGGATTA